AACTTCGCTCGCCATAACAACCATACCTTTTTCAATCATTGTATATAGGTCGTTATCGACTGTAGGATACTTAAACGTAAGTTTGTAAGTTGAGTTTAGCGCCCAATGAATGTCGGCGTCGTAAGCGTTATTTAACACAATTCCGTTAAAACTGAAGTCTTTTTCAAATTCATCATATAACCATAACATTAAATAAACGCCCCCCACCTACATTCAATTTCTATCTTAGTAATCCCCTCTGTGATTGATATACCGTTGACGCCTGGTCGTACTTCAAAAAAATCACCAAACATCACACTGTTTAACAAGTCGCCATTTTTGTCGTAAACATTCTGTTTACCTTGCTTACATTCAATTACTAATTTTTCTTTTATTTCTTTTAATCTGCATACTTGACTACCTATCGACACCATAACAGGTTGTGTTGTGTTGCCATAAATTGTAACTTTGGGATACATTATAAGATTAGAGTCATTATTTAATACTCCGTTACTTGTGAATGTTTTAATATCTTTATCTAAGTTGTAAGAAAACGGGTTACACGTAAACACAACGTCAATCTCATATTCGTCTACCTCTCCAAGCCTTGACCTTACAGCTGAGGTTGTTAATACCTCGTAATAACGATTAGGGTTGTCAGCAGCGATTAATTTTCCTCCACCGTCAAGCCATATTAACACGTCATTTATTTCAGCTAAACTAACACCATGAATTAACAGTTTGTAAGACTTATCAACTGTGTCGTAAGCAGTAGAAGTTCTGACTATTCCACCCGTCATATAATCAGATGTGAATATTTTATCTTTTCTTTTCCCTTTATTGATCCCGTCATTTTCTATCACATAAATATCAAATGGGAAATCGGCGGTAGACTTCCCATTAAAAGTTAATTTATTATAATGTAACGGCATTGCGTCCACCTCCGAAACTCATTGTTTGTACTTCTTTCATTTTCCTTACTAGTTTATTTTCTATTGTGTCAACTAACACATTTATATCTTCTTTATTGTTAATGTTGTTGCCAGTCACATTAATTGTGACGTTTATTTCGTTGCTACCACCATTTCTAGCACCTTGTTCAGCTAACGCTCCACTTATTCCTTTTATCTTTTCGCTAGTAGATAACGGCGTGATGTTTACTCCGTGTTTAGTTACTCTAAACAGTTCAGGTCCTGCCTCTCCAACTATTCCCGTGAAGCTTGGTTGTAAGTTCTCGGTTTGTCCTATGTTACCACCACGTGCAAACATTGGAATATGTCCACCTGTTGCAAACGGCAGTCCCGGAAGACCTGACACCATGCTTACAGTTCGAATTACACTCACAACCTCACGAGGAATACTATTTAACAGCCCGATTACACCGTAAATCGTACCACTAGCTGCGTCTACTGCTGATAACACTTTAGGTGGTGTAGGTGTTCCGTTAAACGCATTTAAACTGCTTGTTGCTTGGTTAGTGAACGGCGCTGCGTTCCCTTGTGCCATTATTGATTTTGTTGGCGTGTCTGTCGCATTGAAACTATCAGCACTACTTTTAGCTTGGTCGATAAACGGTGTCGCATTACCTTGTGCCATTATTGATTTTACTGGTGTTTCTGTTGCGTTATATCCGTCTAAGCTAAATTTAGCTTGATCAATTACTGCACTAGCATTATCTGTTGCATTAATGTTTTTATCCGGAACATTTAGTGACGCAAACTCTAACAGTTTGTTAAATGCGTTTGTGATATTTGGTGTTGCTTCATCACGTAACATTATTGATTTAGGCTCTATATCTGTATCTTTAAATTGTCCTATTTTTCCGTTAACGTTATCTAACGGCTGACTTGCTTGGTCTATAATTTGAACATTTTTAGGGTGTATTCCCATACTATTTAAGAAATTCAAATCATCAATAGTCATCTTAATAGTACGACCTTCGTTTTCAGCAATCCTAACAGCCTTAACGATATCAGGCATTGCTAACAGTCTTTCATAATCGTTTTTAAAGTTAAATGCTATGTCTCCACCTTCAAACTCAATTCCGATTGATTTTATTCCACCGTCTTTAGCCGCCCACTCATCAAGAGCTTTATTTAACTCTTGTACTTTCTTTTCAGCACTTCCAAGACCTTTAATGTAAGTCTCTTTAGCTTGGTCGATAATACCCATTTGTTTATACGCTGCTAATTGTGCTGTTGCTGCTGTATCGTCAAATGCTTCTTGTAATATCTTCTGAGCTTCCTTACTTTCAGTCGCAGCTTCAGTAGCTGTTTTACCTATTTTTTGATAAGCTTCTCTTAATTGTTCTAACTCTGAGCCTGTAAGTATTCTGTTTTCTCTTGCTGCACTCGATAATATATCGTTAATTGTATTTTGCGCGTTCTGAGTCTCTTTAACGATAGAGTCGTAGTGTTGACTTATTTGATCCTTTTGTTGATTGTACAATTCTTCAGTAAGTAAGTTGTTAGCTTTCTTTTGTTCCAATGCTGACAACTCAGCCGCTTTACGTTGTTCCACACTTTGCACAGTCGCTGCCGTGATATCCGTAGCTGCTTTAATCTGAGCCATTGCATAATCAGATGTGACAATTTTTCCTTTTAAATAAGTATCGTTAAGACTCGCTAACGAGTTCCCTACTAAGTTAGCTGCTACTTGCACATTGCTTGAAATTTGGTTAACGTCCTCGTCTGATAAACTTAACGCTTCTTTTAGTTGTTTTCTGAAACGTCCGTCAAACTGGAATTTGTACCATTTACCCTCTTGGAAATTCTTGTTAATATTTTCCATAATCTCGGTGTTTGCAGCTTGAACTCGTTTAATCTCACTTTTAACAGCTTCTGAATTACGTTTAACAGCGTCTCCCATGTGATTAATAGAGTTCCCAGATTGTTCAGCGCCTTTAATCACGGCGTCGTACCATTCTTTATACTTACCGTTTGTAAGTTCAATAGCTGCCTCGTGATTTCGACTATGTTTAGTCATTTCTCTATATATCGCAGTACCTACACCGACAAATGCAGCTCCTATTAATGCAGCACCCGCTACATAAGGGTTAGTCAATAATGTCGCCATACTTCCTGCTTTAGCTGCTTGTGTTCCGACTCCTGCTATTGAAGTTGAGAGTTTAATCATATCTCCAACTGACTTAGCTGTTGACATCTTACCAACCCATTTAACAAAGCTTCCGATAGCTTTCACACCACTACCAATACCTGTTGTCATTCTACCTAACACAGACATGAACGGTCCGAATCCCAGAGTCGCTAGTTGCACTGCTGTTGGTAATTTGCTAAACCACAACATCATATTTCCTAGTGAGTTTACTAATGGTTTCGAAGCTGTTAGAGCTTGTGCTAGTTTAGGTAATAATTGAGATCCCATTTCGATTGCCATTTTCTGAATCTCATTTTTTGCCATTTTCAATTTACTTGCACTAGTTTGATAACGGATAGCAGCCTCTTTAGTAAGAGCGTTATTTTCTTTCCAACCTTTATTTGCAATATCTAACGCCTTACCAAGTCCACTATCTCCGTTTAATGCACCGGCTAAACGTTTGATAGCGTCGGCTTCACGAATACCTGTTATACCTAGACCAGATAACACATCATTGACGTTACCGCCATTTTCTTTAACTTCATTCAATCCTTTTAACAGTAGTTGTAATGCTTCTACCGGTCTAGCTTTGAATGCCTCAGCGAACTCATTAGCACTTACACCAGCGGCACTAGAGAATTTTTGCAAACTATCTCCACCACTTGCAACGGCGTTTTGCATTTTGTTCATAACTTGAGTCATTGCACTACCACCGGCTTCTGCTTCAATACCAACAGTACTTAATGCAGCTGCCAGACCTAATACATCTGCTTCTGCCATATTAGTTTGTTTACCCATACCAGATAGTCTTTGTGCCATTTCTACAATAGATCTCTCATTTGTAGCAAAGTTATTACCTAACTCAACTATTGAGCTACCTAGATTTCGAATATTACCTTGACTAGTCCCCATAACAGCCATGAATTGAGCTAAACTTGTTGCACCTTCTTCAGCTGCTAAGTTAGTCGTCGCTCCTAAGTCAGCTATTGTTTTTGTAAAGTCAACAATGTTTTCTGTCTTAATTCCTAACTGACCTGCAACTTCTCCAATTCGTGATAGTTCATTAGCACTTACTGGAATCTGTGTTGACAAGTCTAAAAAGCTTTGTCTAATTGCGTCTAATTGCTGTGGTGTTCCGTTAACAGTTTTAACTACCCCTGCAAACGCACTTTCAAAATCAATAGCAGCCTTACCAGCTAGAAACATTCCTGTAGTAAGTCCACCTGTTATCTTAGAAAAGCCGTCCCCAAAGTTTGACATTTTTTGTCCGAACGCTTGTACTCTACCTCCCACATCATTAAAGCGTTGAGCCACGTCAGCCAATCGACCTCCGTTATTTCTAAACGCTGTATGTGTTTGTTGCATTGCGTCACGCAGTTTATAAAAACCTGTCTCGGCGTTTGCTATTTTAGTAGGTAAAGACTGTAATTCTCTTTGCTGACTACTAAATGTCCCGTTAAGAGATTTGATTTGTGTTTCAAGTCCCTTAATCTCTTGTTGTGTTGCTTTATATGATTTCGACGTATTAGCTACAACATCTTTATATTTCATAGCCGCTGCACTCGTCTTACCGTATGTGTCTTGTAAATGTTTTAAATGTTCTTTTTGACTTTGTAACAGCGTTCCTGTTGTTTTCAAAGTCGTTTGTTTTTGTCTTAATGAGCTAGATAATTTATCTATCTCTTTTGGTAGTTGAACGGTTGATTTTTTTAAGTCATCATAACGAGCTTTCAACAAATTCACGTTACTTGCTGACTGCTTCATTTGCGAACTCAATCCACTCATTTTAGCTTTATACACGTCGTAAGCTTTACCGCCACTACCTAACGAAGCGATATTACGTTTCGCTTCAGCTTGTAATTGTCTCAAGGCATTTTCACCTTGCTTAAGAGCTGAGGTAAAACTGCCAACTCCTTCGGCTGTCAATATGACACCGACTTTATCCATATATCCCGACAAATTTTTACCTCCTTGTTATAACAATTTACTAAAGTTCATTTCTTTTACTTCTTCCTG